GGTAAAATAAGATTATTCTCACCAGCAACTGGGAGAATATATGTAGGGTTATTACCATACATTAAAGATTTTTGTTATAAAAACAGTATCGAATATATAATAGATGAAGGAGTAGAAGATGTTCGTAGGATTTCCAAAGAAATTATATCAGGATATGTCAGAGCTATTAGACCAAAAAGTAAGGGTAAGTCACTTAAAGTTCGTGATTATCAATTTGAAGCTATCAGGTATGCTATTGAGTCACATAGGGCTCTTCTTGTTTCTCCTACAGCTTCAGGCAAGTCATTAATTATTTACATCTTAGTTCGTTATTATCAACAAATGAAACTAAGAACTTTGATACTTGTACCAACCACATCATTAGTTGAACAAATGTATTCAGACTTTGAGGATTATGGTTGGAGTTCTAATATGTATTGTCAAAAGATATATCAAGGATATACAACAAAGATTACAAAAGACGTTGTAATATCTACATGGCAATCTATTTATAAGATGCCTAAGAAATACTTTGAAAAGTTTGGTTGTGTTATTGGAGATGAAGCACATATGTTTAAAGCTAAATCTCTCACAGGTATTATGACAAAACTACATTTGTGTAAATATAGATTTGGATTGACAGGTACATTAGACGGTACGCAGACGCATAGATTAGTTCTAGAGGGTTTGTTTGGTACTGTTGAGAGAGTAACTACAACAAAGAAATTGATGGAAAGTAATCATCTAGCACAATTAAATATAGAATGTATTGTATTAAAACATGCAGAAGAAGAATGTAAAAAAGTAAAGGGGTTCAACTATGCAGAAGAAATCAATTATTTGGTACTACAGCCTACTAGGAATAATTTTATTACTAACTTATGTAGTAACCTAAAAGGAAATACATTATGTTTATTTCAACTGGTAGAGAAACATGGAGCTGTTCTTTATCAAATGATGAAAGACTTTGATAGAAAAGTATTCTTTGTACATGGTGGTACAGATACTAAAACAAGAGAAGATATAAGACAAATAGTGGAGAAAGAAAAAGATGCTATCATCATTGCCTCATATGGTACGTTTAGTACTGGTATTAATATTAGGAACATTAACAATGTCGTGTTCTCTTCACCCTCCAAAAGTAGGATACGAGTACTCCAATCAATCGGGCGTGGACTCCGTAGGAGTGAAACTAAGCATTCCATTCGATTGTTCGATTTGTCAGATGATTTATCGGTCAAAGAACATCAGAACTTCACACTAAGACACTTTCATGCAAGACTAAATATATACAATACTGAACAATTCAATTATAAAATAAACAAGGTAAACATATGAGTAACTTTCAAGTTTTTAAATTATCTAATGGTGATGATGTTATTTGCAATCTTGTAGAAACAAAAGATAATTCATTTAAAATAACTTCGCCTTTAAAGATGGACACTGTAAACAGAATAACAAAAAAAGGTGTTTCTGAGTCATTAGCTTTGACAAGATGGATACAACCTTACTCTGACCAAGAGTATTACTTTGTACAAAAAAGTAATGTTGTTATTATGGCTGAAGCATCTGTTGGACTTGTAAGATATTATCAGTATGTTTTAAGAAGTTTAGATAGAGTGCTTGTTAAAGAAAAATTTAATCCAACTGAAATAAGTGAAGAAGAATATTTAAACGCATTAGAATTAAAGAAAGCTTTAGATGAAGAAAAGAAAAAACCTGTTGTAGATGAAGATGTAAATTTAAATGAAGAAGAACTTATAGATGAAGATTTATTATTAGATATACTAAATCCTAAGAAGACTATACATTAGTATATTATTTGAAGAATCTACATAGATTATTATACACGATTTTTTAGAGTTGTCAATAGAAAAAGAAATATAATATACTTCCTTGACAAACACTAGGTTATCTGGTAATATAGGTACTTATATTAACGGAGAAATTTAAATGGCTAGAGTAGCAAAAAAGAAAAGTGTTCACTATGTGGATAACAAAAAGTTTTTAGAAGCCATGAAAGACTGGAAAGAGAAATGTAAAGAAGCAGAAGAAATTGGTGAAGAACGACCAAGAATTACAGATTATGTAGGGGAGTGTTTCTTAAAGATTGCAAATGGTTTATCGTATAGACCTAATTTTATTAACTATACATATAAAGAAGATATGATTTCAGATGGGATAGAAAACTGTTTACAGTATATACATAATTTTAATCCAGAGAAATCTAATAACCCATTCGCATATTTTACACAGATTATTTACTATGCTTTCATAAGAAGAATACAAAGAGAGAAAAAACAAACACACGTCAAACACAGGATTATAAGTAAGGCAGACTTCCAATCCTTTGTAACCATGCCAGGCGATGACACTAATTATTCAATAGGTGGATTTGACCCTAATGTAATGGTGCCAGATGAAGCTGTGTATAACCCTAAAAAGAAAATAAAAGAAACACCAAAAAGGGGTTTAGAGAATTTTATGGAGTCCGAAGTTGAAGATAGCAATAATAACTGACACACATTTTGGTGCAAGAAATGATAATGTAAATTTTAATGATTACTTTTATAATTTTTATGAGGGACAATTCTTTCCTTATTTACAGCAAAACAATATAAAGAATGTAATACATCTAGGTGATGTGATGGATAGACGTAAGTTTATTTCCTATCGTATTGCGAAAGACTTTCGTGAGAGATTTATATTACCATTTCAAGTATTAGATATCAACCTACATATGCTAGTTGGTAATCACGATATATTCTTTAAGAATACAAATGATGTAAACTCTTTACAAGAACTAGTTGATGGTAGATTTAAAAAGATACATTTATATGCAGAAGCTCAAGAAGTAAACTTTGATGGACTTCCCATATTGTTTATGCCTTGGATTAATAGTCAGAACTATATCTATGCATTAGGTATGATTGATGAAACCAAAGCACAGATATGTATGGGACATTTAGATATCAATGGGTTTGCAATGAATAAAGGACAGATACTTGCAGAACATGGTATGAATAAAAGTGAGTTTCAAAAGTTTGATACTGTAATGAGTGGACACTTTCATCACAAGAATGATGATGGTCAAATATATTATCTTGGAACACCTTATGAAATATATTGGAATGACTATGATGACCCAAAAGGATTTCATATATTTGATACAGAAACAAGAGAGCTTGAAAGAATAGTAAACCCATTAACTATTTTTGATAAGATATATTATGATGATACTAAAACAGATTACTCTACTATTGACGTAGAAAAATACAAGAATAAATACATTAAGCTTATAGTGGTTAATAAAAAAGACCTATATGGATTTGATGCGTTTGTAGATAAACTCTTAAAGATTGATACTTACGAAGTAAAAATTATTGAGGATTTTACCGACTTAGATGCAAATAGTGTATCAGATGATATTGTAAATAACTCTGAAGATACCCTAACAATATTAAATAAGTATGTTGACGAACTTGACGTTTCTCTTGATAAGAACAGATTGAAAAACACAATGAAGTCTTTATATACGGAGGCACAGGACTTAGAAATTTGATAATATTTAAAAATGTGAAGTGGAAGAACTTTCTTTCAACTGGTAATACTTTTACCGAAATACAATTAAATAGACAACCAACAACCTTAATCATAGGTGAGAATGGCTCTGGTAAATCTACCGTTCTTGATGCTATGTGTTTTGTGTTGTTTGGTAAACCTTTTAGAACTGTCAACAAATCTCAGTTAGTTAATTCTATTAACAATCGTGAAACTGAAGTTGAGATAGAATTTAATGTTGGTACAAGAGAATATAAAATTATGAGAGGTATCAAGCCTAACAAGTTTGAAATTCATTGTAATGGTAAGATGGTTAATCAAGATGCAAATGCTAGAGATTACCAGAAGTATCTAGAACAGAATATTCTTAAACTAAACTATCGTAGTTTTACACAAGTTGTTATACTTGGTAGTTCTACGTTCATTCCATTCATGCAATTGAAAGCAAGACATAGGAGAGAAGTAGTTGAGGAGATATTAGATATACAAATCTTTTCACTTATGAACATGTTACTTAAACAACAACTCAAAACCATTGAAGATGAGATTAAAGATGTTGATTATCAAGTTCAACTAACTTCTGAAAAGATAAGCTTACAAGAGAACTACATTGATGATGTAAAGAAAAACAAGAATAAAATTGTCAGAGAGAAAACCTTACAGATTAAAAACAATGTAGTAGAAGTTGAAACAAAAACAAAAGAGAGAGAAACTTTAGTAAAATCTAATGCTGATTTACTAGACAGTATAGATGACAAAGCAAAGATTAAAGATAAACTTGCTAGATTAAAAGACATTCGTTCTACTCTAACTGAGAAACATAAACATCATTCTGGTATGGTTACATTCTTTGAAAACAATGATGATTGTCCAACATGTGAACAACATATCAATGAGATATTTAAGAAAGAAATGTTATCTACAAAAACAACTACTGCAAAAGAACTACAGACAGGCTTACAAAAACTACAAGATGAATTGAATAATACCAATAATAGATTTAAAGAGATTACAAATATCACAAATGCAATAAGAAACAATGAGGTAAAGATTGCAACACTAGGCAGTTCTATAAAAGAGATT